CGTTTTGAATGTAATAGATGCGATATAATCATTTGCAACACCACCAACTGATGTAAGATCATAATCGGCAGCAGCGACTTCAACTGTCACACCTGCGGCTGATGTACGATACAATATGAATGTTGATGTATCAATTTCTTCATATGCGGTAAATGGGAATGTTTTCGTGTCAGCATCACCCGTACCAATATATGCATTCACAACGAGATGTTTTGCTTTTCCACCACCAGATACTGAACCATCAAGGCCAAGCCATGTCAATGCAACATCAGACAAAGTCTGACATGGATATGGTAATGCAACACTTGACAAACCAGCAGCATGTAATTCTACAAGTTCATTAGAAAGCTCGTAGACTTCATTTAACCGAATGATTTTATTTCCAGATGTTACTGGTACACCTGAAGGTGAAACAACGGAAGTATCATCAGTATATCCATCATCTCCGGTATCAGCAACATCAAGAGCTTCTCCCAAATCAAGTTCAAGAGTATTACCCGTCAAAGATGCCATAGTACCAGAAGCAGCAACATCAGCAGATGTGATTGTAAACGTTGCCGTCATATTGATTTCATTAGCTGTAGCGGTAACAATACGACCCATGTTAGGATCGAGATTGATGGCATCGGCCAATTCACTTACATCTTTTACCGATCCAGTTGTTACACCGGTTGCGTCATACGGAATAACCGTTTCAAGTCCAGTAACAGGATTGTAACATACAACTGAAAGTTGTCCATTAACAATCTCTTCACGAAATGAAACACTGTTATAAATATCACCTGCTTCCAATGCTTCGACTGTAAGAGCGGTTACGGCTTCACTTAATAGTGTCGTAGGCAAATCCTCAAGAACCGCACTATCTTTCTCAACAATTTCTACAGATGCTTTATTTCCATTGGTTATTCTGCAACACCAGATATCCTTCACACCATTGGGACCGTAATAGACTTCAGAAAAACCTTTTACGAGAGTTCCGTTGGCTATTGGTCCAAATACAGATGCAGCATCTGTTGGTGTGTTACATTTTATAGGTTGATTCTTAGGTCCACGAGTACTTGTACCGAGTATCAATACCCGATCTCCCAAATCCACCCTACGAGATGTGTCCAAATTTCCATCCGTTAAGGTACTTATGATATTAGGAAGATTGTCATTCGTCATTTTATGCCTCCTCTTGATTTATTCGATCATTAATCTTGATTCGCAATTCTTTCAAATTGTAATCTTCTTCGTATGAAATTTCTTCAACACGTATATAATAAACCAGCGTACGAAAGTGTAATCTATTTCTCAAACCCGCGGCAACTTGATCTTGTCCTCTCCACCAGAAAAGTATTTCTGACAAACCCATGTCTTTCAAAAAGTCACGGTGAGTTGTCATAAATCTTTGAAACCATAATACTAATGGTTCAACTTCCCAGTTTGTTAAAGACCACAAATCAAATTGCACCAACGTATCTAACCACTGTCCGTATACCATACGAGTTTTATCATTAGAAATCTTTTTTACTTCTCGTATACGTGGTGTTACTTCACGGTTCATTCCACCAAACGGTTGCTTGTTTCCACCAACTGATCCCGGTTCCTGACGAGTAACCATATAAGTAATCGTATCAGTAAACAATTCCGTTGGACTTTCCATCGTTGCCTGATATTCCGGTGTATCCGGAATCAGGTATTGGGGCCACGCTGGTGCGAAAACCAAACCTGGCTTTTCTATATCCAATGTATAATACATGAGTTTAAAAAATTGATCCAACGTCAAATTACCACTGGCTTGTCCCATCGGAGTCATCGTTGCTGCCAGTTGTTGTTTATATAAACTTGGTGTAAGAATCGTAGAATCTATTACCATTATCTTAATACCGTTTTATATGCATACGCAATTTTAAATTCTATTCGCCCACCATCAAATCTCATCGGATCAACCTTTTGAACTTTATATCTCATTGAAGGTTTAACTTTTCCGGCATTTACATCAACTTCTTCATCATCATATACAACCGTTGGTTTATTTTTTTCAGCATAATCCAATTCAAATATTTCATCTCCCATTTTTATATCTATCGTATGTTCGAAATAAAACTTGATATAGTTTTGATCGAATATACCAGGAACCTCAATTTCGGCACCTTGAGTATTGATTACAGAACGAGTAACTATAGGCATAGAATAAGTTTCAACAACTTCTTCAGTATATACATATGCTGGACCACCAACAGGTTCACGTGTTTCAGGTTTCCAATTTTCTGAATATTCTTTTGAAAATTTTCTTAACACGACCCATCGTCCAACACCTTCAAAATCCTTCAATAGATTTTTAAATTCTTTTCTTAAATCCATTATATGAAGTCCTTACTAATCAATCGTTGCCATGATGTTGTTTTGATAGGCATACGAGGATCACTGTTTGCTTTAACTGCAGTTTGTGGAGCAACATATTTTCCTTGAACATTCAGTGCTGCCAAATTTTTATTCACACAACCTTCAAGTTCTGCTATCTTTTTTGAAATCACCTGTGTTAATGCAGGACCATATGATATCTTCAAATCAGCCAAAGACTTATCGGTAACCTGTCCACCAATTAAATATCGGTTATAAATTAAATCGAGTTTAGTCTTACATGCAACATAATCCTTGGCTTCTTTTGGAGGTGCGTCTATTTCAAATCCTGACAATTCATTTGTAACATCTTCATTCGCAGTTTCATATATCCAAATAGAATTTTCATATATCAAAAGAGCAATTGTTTCATCGGTTTCGGGTTCAACCAAGGGTCCAAGATTACGAATAAGTCTTATCGTAGAATAAAACGGTGCAATTTTTGTTTTAAAACTAATCGTAACATCATCGATTGTTTGACCATTCGCACTTTCAACATCGTGTAACGTAATGGTATAAATGGCACTTGCGGTTAATGTTGTAACTTGCGGAGTAATGGTATATGTATCACCATTTATAACACCATTATAATTAGCAATGGTATTTTCATCTGTTCGATCAAGACCCAGAAAATCAGTCACCACCACATCGAATGAACCAACGGAAGAAATATCATCATTGAATGTCAAACTTATATTCTGAGAAGTTAAAACATCAACTTCATTGTTTACTGGATCACTATGGTCTAATGCAAATATATCTCCAGTAGGTGTAGTTCCACTTGACGGAATATATCTATCAGCTCCCCAAGCTGCCGGAACAATTAATCCACTTGGACTGACCTGGGCTGATGTTGTAACGATATGAGAAACAGTATCACCGGTACGGTCAAATGTTTCTCTATATACACCAGCATCACCTTGAAAATATGGACCATCGGTATACTCAGACCGCGATGCAAGTGGTAAATCATAATCGATAGTTTCACCGGTTGTAAAACTAAAGATATAATTACCATCCAAAGCAGCAGCATGCGGATTAAGTTTTTGAATACCATCAACACCACCAACAACAATCAATGTATAGTTTGTATTCCGTTTTAACAAATCAAAGAGCTGAAATGTAATTGCATTGGTAGCAGGAACATAATCAACACTTCCCTGAACAGGATCTTCCGTAACTGATTCCACCAAAATGACGGTATATTTTGTAATGGAAGTTCTATCAAGAGGAACATCAAATTTAACCTGAATGTATATATTACGTATAACATCCAAAGAAAAATTTGCCGGTGTTGTGCTAACAATTGATGCCATTCAAGACCTCATTATTTCATTTTGATAATATCCGGTTTATCTTGTTTCATCTGCCGGACATCACCTATACCTGGGGTTTTCTTCATCATGTCTATAATTGCATCAAGAACATTCACACGACATTGTGATGAAGGATTCTTTCCCATTGATTCGAGTTCTTTTAACCGTTCAAGTTGAGCATAATTAGTAAAAGAACGAATATCCTGTATAATTTTACGCTGATCGTTATGGGCAAGAATTTGAAGATACGGAGCATCAGCTTTACTTACTACCTCGGCACCTTTTTCAACAATACCCTGTTTTCCAAATAGAGCATCAAGTTTTTTTCCACCAAACTTTTCACTAATATCCTTACCATCTTTACGAACCCGCAGGATACCAACCTTAATGGCTTTTTCGATATGAGTAGTATCCATCTCACCAGTTACTACAATACTATCAATACCACCTTCTGTGTCGCCGCCAAATCCCAAAGTGAACCGATTAATAGGATCCAAATACATCCCGGTTTTCTTTGGGTCAATAGCAACTTCACATCCAATCAATTTTGATTTCTTTTCTCCTTCTGTGTTAGGTCCAACCATACATCCTCCTTTTAAGGATTTGGATTATAAAAAGGGCTGGACCAGATCAATTGTATACATTCTATCCAATCCAGCCCTTTATATGTTATAAGGCTCTACAATATGGTCGTCAATTAGTTGGCTGTTACGTTGGGGTCAGAAACCTCAGCGAGTGTCTGGCTATTAACGTTGTCAAATATGTAGTTCCTGTCGACTACAATGTTACGTGCTACAACGATACCCTTACCCTGATCGAACACATTCATACCATACCGTTCATAGATATGGACTGCATGCACGTCAGTTGAGAAGATATCGGCTTCTTCCGTCGTTGGCTCTTCACGCTGAACCAAGATTCCACACCGTTGCGAATCACAAAGTACAATATCGGTAATAGGCATCTTGCCTGACCGTTCTGTGAACGGAACAAGGTGACTTACCAATACTTTAAGTGGACCA